TGCTCTTTTTCCCAGTATTTACAGCTTGCGCAGTTCATGATTTTATTTTTCCTTTATTAGGCTTATCAGCGGTTTTGTTAGCATCCGAAAGATTCCACTTATCACGCGATTTTTTGCGCTTTTCGGTTTCGTCTTTGTTTTCGCGGTACATAAACAGGTCTTCGTCTACGTCGTCCCAATTTCCGTAACTTACGTGCGCGCCGGATGATAAATTAGTAATAGTGCGGCCTGATCTTAAATAATCATCGGTTTGTGCTGCTATCTCGCGGCGTATGCGCTCGCGTGATGATACGGTAAGGCGGTTTGCGATTGCTTCGTAATCGGCTTGGCTTACTAGGGTTTCTATTTGGGGTTGTTGCATGATCTTTGCCTATCAATTTCAAGAGCGGTTATTAAAAATCACTTGGCTTATGTCCGGCGTCACTCATAGCGTCGAACGGTTTTGGTTCGGGCTCGAAGGTTTCGCGGAGGTCGTAGGGGTCGCGGTCGCAAAACATTCCGGTGATAATGACCTCGCCTGTGCTGCAATCGCCGCGCGCTGAAATTCCGGATTTTACAGGCTCAATAAGGTTGCCGTTACTGTGCAGATCAGTTTCATAATGCACCTCAACCCCATTTTCACCAATAACGGTAAACCGTCCATACACATCTGCTTGCGTTAACTCGTTTTTTTCGCTTGCAGTTACGCGCCCAATAATCGTCTCACTCTGCCCACTAGGCGTCTCATAATTAACACACCGCAACATGCGCACCTCTGGCAGCGGCAACACTTTAGCGGGTGTGATTGCGTTCCATTCATCGATTTTAACTTGCAATAAAACCTTAAGTGCGTCGTTAACAGCCTGCTCGATCATCTGGTACTTACTGGCAACATCGAGGCATTTCGAGGAAATTAACGATTGCAACAGGTCGCTGCGGATAAGCGCATCCAACATTAATTGCTGGCTGGTTTCGTCGTCGTAAGCCAGCGCCAATTCAACCAAAATGCCTTGGTCGATTTCTGGTAGCTCGCAAAAGTTTGGAATTTTTCCGCCAACGGTTAGGCGGTTGAATTGTTGGATTAGTTCGGGGGTTAGTAACATTTTTGCGTTCTCCGGTTTAGCCCCTTGCGGGGCGTGGTGATTGGCTATTTAACTTACCAGTTTGCAGATTGGTAGCCTTCGCCACCCTCGTTTACGACATCATTCCATGAGCCATTTTTTGGCATAACAACTTGCTCACGATTAAGTTTGAAACTCATTAATGTGCCTTTTCCCGCTGCGAAAGTTGCATCACGCATGATGTTAAATTCTTTTTCGCTCATAAAGCGGCGATTATCTGTTAGCGTGACCTCTTCAATTTTTCCGCATGGACGGGCAATTTTTATTGTAACGCTGATCACTTTGCCGCTATCTTTATGATTCATCATTTTCGCTATCTCCGTTTCGCCTCGCCCTATTGCTCAGCTCTTGAAATAACTATAACCCCACTCATAAAATAGTGCAAGTATTATTTTAGAATTATTTTAAATAGTGGCGCAGTTATCATTTCCAGATTGTTTTGCCACTTTCCCGCGAGCCATCTTTAACCTACAAATCGAAGGTGCGCCCATTTCCAAAAGCTTTTTATTAACCCCAAGCCCCATCCCTCAGCCTCAAACTTGCAATTAAAAGGCTTGCCATGTAAATCAATATAACGCTTTTGCTTGTTACAGTAGACAACCTCAAAGTGCGAAAAAACAATGTTTGTATAAGCCATAATTATTCCTGCGTTGATTTGGTTAATAATTTCTCCCAATCCATAAGAGCCTCCCATGCGGCTGCACTGCCAAGGGCTATGCAGCAAAAGGCGCCTAGTGATTGTGCCGCCTCTAAATACTTAATTTGCGGCTTGGTTATCGACGATTTTGTGTGATCCATCCGCTTCATCTCGCACACAAACGTGATTCGCGACGGGATAATGATATCGCTAGCCCCAGTATTTAAAGCTCCCAAAACGGCCTCTGAAGCGGCCTGCCGGTAATCGCGCAAACCCTCGTTTTTTGGGTGTATGGCTACGGCGAACAAATGCGGCCTATGCTCTTTAAGAAATCCAAAAAACTCTTTTTGTTCCATGGGTTCGCTTCTGCAATCTTTATCGCGGTAACTTATATCGCCGTAGATTTTTATGGATTTGGGGAGGTGCATTAGTCTTTCATGCCTAGGTTATATAATGCGTTTAGCGCCTGCGCCGCACACCGCGCAGAATCTCGGCTTAGCTTTATTTTAAACTCGTAAGGCTCGGTTTCATTGACGATAAAATATTGATCGCTTTCGGTTATTAGTGGCGGTACAAATGATTGTTTTGGCGGCTTCACTGGCGGCATTTCTGTTTTGGTGTTTACTTTAGGTAAACGATTAGTTGGTGGTGTTGCCATAATTTTCTCCAATTAAAAAAACGCATCCATGCGGTCAAAGTGCCGGAGGGCTTAAAGGTTTGTAATGTCTGCCGGTGCATCATCCGGCGGCGGTATATCCTCAAACGGTGCGTTTTGCTTATCAACAATCCGTGCAGCTTCGCGCTGTTGAGAAATCCAATCGGTCATCTGATCGCGCAGCGCTTTTGGTATTAATTCTATTTCCATTTCGAGTGCTGTTGTGCCGTTTTTTGCGGCATTCTTTAGTGCTTGCGCGGCAGTTCGCATGGCTTGTTTTTGGTCTATCGGCTCCGGTTGCGTAGGTGCAACTACAGGTTTTTGCGATTTGCTGGCTGCCATAGGATTAACAATAAATTCTTTTTTCTTGCCGCGTTCTTTCAGCATGAATTTTTTCTGTGTTGTTATTTTTGATGCGTGGCTGATGCGAATGCCGCCGGTTTTGTCCTTGCCGTAGTAAACCTCCTCTTCGCAGTAAAGTGTTAGCAATTCGCCCGCCCATAAGTCTGGATCTTCGCCAAGGCACGCACCAATCACGCGCGCCATGTTTTTGCATGGCTTATAGGGTTTGCCGTTATCTCCGTCATAGCTCAGTGTAATTGGCTGGTCGCCAAGCTTTATGCTGGCTGAAGTTATGCGGATAGTTTTGGGCGCTGCAATCAAGTCGTCGGCATTCATCTGGTCGCTTTTTGCTTGTATTGCTGCGCGGAATAATTCTACTTTACTCATCATTTTCTCCATCCTCATCAATCACTTCAAACTCACTAAACCCAAACTCCCGCTCAGCCCAAGCCGGTGTAGGCAAATCATCAATCCCGCCATAGTCAAGCCAGTTGCCAGACGCTTCGCATTCTTTTAGCAGCTTGTACGCGGTTTGATATTGCGCGCGGCCAACTTCAAGCTGCTCTTCGGTTAGGCGGTACGGCTTGCACAAATAGGGCGGGGTTTTTTCTTGGGCGTAGAGGATTACGGTCGGCTTAACGTTGTAAAAAGCTTCAAACAAATCAGCCTGAAATGCCATTTTCAGCCAGTATCCGCGCTTCAATGCTTCTGCACCGAAAAACTCAGGCGACACGCTGCGCGTGGTTTTGTAGTCGACAATAAAACGCATTTTTGCATCCCTGCTTATGCAATCTATACGACACTTAAATTCATCGCCAATAAGGCTAATTTCATTCTCAGTGCCGCCAAAAAAATACATTTCATTCGCCAAATCATGCTCAAATAACGCTTCACGCATTTTATAAACAGTGTCGAAATCGCTAGGCGGCACAATGATTTTATCGGCAAACATTTCGGCGTGGGCTTTTACGCGCTCACTCCATATGCCCACGTCTTCGCCGGTTTTTTTGATCGCCTCCACAAGACCCGCTTTAGTCAGTCCGCTACACTTAATGCCGCGAACTCTTAGCCAATCCTGCATAGAGTAATTGGTATCTAGGTCATCGGGATAATCATTAATATCCAATCCGCGCGCATAGCGTTTTTCAAATTCGCTATTTTCCAACATCATGACGTGCGACATGGTGCCGAATGCCATCGCGGCAGATTCTTTGCGTTCGGCAAATTTCCACGCCTTGGGGCAGCGTTCGTGGATGGCGAATAACTGACTGCCACTTGCCTGTTGGAATTCGTCGGAGTGGTAGCGTTCGTTTGATAGTTCGGTGCTGGTGTAGAGCTTGATGGTCATGGTTATTCACCATCAACCGAATTTGCAGAATTCACTGCATCTTTCAGCCGCTCAATTTCATTTTTCAAAAATGTATTTTCGGTGCTGTATTTTGAAATTTGATCATTAAGAGATTTAATTTTTTTAGCGTTAGAAACGTAAACGTCATTCGACACGATTTGGAAATCGTCAGAAATTACGTGCTCAACATCTGACGGGATTGCAATAATATCCTCGTTACTGTTTGTGCACTCAAAAATGTTACCTAACTTTATTTCCATTTTAGGCGTTACGGTTTTTTGATCGTGGTAGCTTGATGAAATAAAAACAGCATTTTTTTCAAACATCGCCGCAATTGCCGGTAGCGATTTATCTGCGCCAGACAAAGGAATGTTGATTGCTATTTTGTTTGCACCATTGGTATCAATAATTAAAAACATGTGAATCTCCTTACGATTTAAGTTTGTGGTTTGGTTAAAGGTCTATTTTAATTTTGTTCGGTAGAATCACACCCAATCGCCAACAATTCATTACGGCGCGTTTCCAATTGCGTTTTTTTGGCGTAGTGATCGGCGTCGAGTTTTGCGATTGCTTTGTCGATTAAATCGATTTGTGCGGCGCGGGTGTCGATGTTGTTTTCGAATTGAATTGTTGTTTCATCTACAATAATCCAGTCATTTTCATAGCCATCCATATTTATTCCGTCATGAACAATATCATAAGGAAATGCAGAGCCTATTGCTGCTGATGATGGCCGAAAATAAATATTAACTTTTTGCGTAATAGTTGCCATAAAAAATACCTTTTCATTAAGTGGATAATTGTCGCGCTATAGTTGCGCTTATTTAAAAAAAAGCCCCAGCGAACTGGGGCGAAGGTGCCAGAGGTAACGCAAGTGAAAATTCAACCAAAATGCCAATCGCACCATAGAAAGGCTCGTAATCCTGCTTCTATGGTAGTCAAGCCCGACGAGTATTTAGCGCGCACACAATATCTCTACAGTACTCCAAGCTAAGGTTCTTTCACCCGCGAGGATTGGCATTTTGGTTGCCCCCTCTTGCGAAGGGTCGGTGCCGTCTCTCCGGCTGTCACGTTGCTTTTCGAACTATTGCTTGCCTAAGCTCATTTCTGCCATCAACGTTTGGCTCTGCTCTTTTTGCCTTTCGGCGAATTACAATTTATTACCATTAACAAAAATACCTGGCCACTCATCATCAAGTGTAACCCGTGGCGGCGTTACATCTTTATTTGGCACACTAAAATCCACACCCATATTATCCTGCGGCAACGGCGGCAACTCCTCCCACCAAAACCCGCCGTTTTCTGATTCAAGCGAGTAGAGTTTTCCGTCATTGCTTTGTACGATTACTTTGCCGGATTCGCTGGGGATTACTTTGTAGATGGTGCGCATTACTGAGCACCAATGTTATAAAAGTTTGTGCCGCGAGGTAGGCAATGGCGCAATTTTCTTTCAAGGTTAGACCCTGTTTTAACCTCCTTTATACCTTTATTTAAAATCATATGCGCTACTTGATTAAAAATTGCCAATCCTCCAACTGTTTTTTTCGGTTCGTGCTTTGGCTTTTTAACGACACGATCTTTTGCATTGATACGAATAAGCGGTATGCCTTTACCAAATTTGTCAACTCCGCCGCCAGCATACTCAACACCGGCAATTACAGTGACTTGTTTTGCTGCCGATAAAATACGTTCTTTTTGTGATTTCATTTTGCATTTCCTCTTAGTTTTCTGCCTTCGCGTTATTGCTCGGCTATGTGTTAAATACTAATGCCACAACCACATTAGCGCAAGCTTTATTTTAACATTATGTAAATTATTTTATATCACTTTGCTCTATGCGCCCACTTAAAAACGATTTGTGCCGAATAACAGACAAGCCCTTTTCGTTAATGCGGTGCGTGATATGCGTGGGAATATCAAAAATAGCTTTCTGAGAAATAACCGTGGCTGCTGACCTATACAGAATTTTACTATGCCACGACTGGTGAAGGTGCTGTTTTAGCCACGCATACCACATGCGCTTAGCGTTTATGTTTTCACTCTTAGGCCAAAATACTTCTTTCGCCAGTTCATCATCTGGCAAGTGATATTGCACCACAATCCCATTGCCGCACTGCGTTAAAAACATCTCAAATTTGAGCACTGGTTTTTTATCGGTTTCGGTGTAATGCTTTCCCGTTAACTTTGCATTAGGATCAACCAAAATGTGATCGCACTCGCGACAAGAGCGCGCCACTTTGTCGTTCTCCGTGCCGCACTTTAAGCACACCTTTGACGACCAGAAAAACCCGCACCGACCATCTTTTTCAAGCGTGCCGTGCTCGCGGTTTCGGCATCGACGAGCGAAAGAACTATTTTCAGTATTGCATCGGGGGCAGTAAATAAATTCTTGCTTTCGTTTTGATTTTTCGAATTGGGCGGCCTCGATAAGTTCGTCATCAAAAAATTCACTCAAGCTTTCGAATGTACCAGCATAATCCAAGCACAGACAATCATCTTTGCGCATGCCCGCGTCGCGGTGCTCTTGTTTTAGTTTCCGAATGCCGCGACCTACCAACTGCGTCAACAGCGTCAGGGAGCCAATTCGGCGCAGTATAACGATTGTGTCAATTGGCGGTATGTTTACGCCGACCGTCCAGCACCCTATCTGTAGCACGTATTTTATTGTGCCGTTATTGCAGCCCTCTTTGATGGCCTTGCGATCCTTGTAGGTGGTTTTCTCGGTGATGGTTGCGTAGGTGCCTTCGGGCAATACGGCGGCGCACTCTTTTATGTGTTTCGAGCCTGCGCAGGTGATCAGCACACAATTGCGGCTTTTCGTTAGCTCCATGACTTCGAGCATGATCTTTTGAGTCGTGGTGCCAGACTCTAAAATGATTTTTTGTTGTTGCTTTAATTCGTCCGCGCTAAAGTCGTCGGTGCCATCCTCACCGCTCGGGGTGATCGATGAAAGATCATATTGCACATCATCATGACCGAACCCAAAAACAGGCGGACACACGTCGCCAAGCTTTACCATATCCCACATCGACAGGCGGTAAAGTTCGTGCTTCCAGAATTTCCCCTTGATAGGCTCTGTGCCGCGCCATGGTGAGCCGGTGTAACCGATGATTCGCAGCTTTGGATTGCGGCGCACCATCTCGTTGATGATGGCCATGTATTGCGTGGATTCGTCGTCGATGTTTACTTGGTGGCACTCGTCGATCAAGAGCACGTCAAACACGATAGGCGTGCGACCCGTTCCGCGACACTTATCGCAGCCAAAACCCTTGCATACGTTACATTTCGGATTGAATTCTTTATCCAGCGCGCGCGCAACCGTCCCCTCACTGCCAACTACAACCGGGTAGCTCGTAGACTTGCGCCCAACGCTCGCCGAAAAAATAGAATTATTCACTGACATATTCCACATTTCCTCCGCGTTTTGCTCCACTAGTTCGCCAGTGCGCGCAAGACACAAAATTCGCAATTGCTGGCGGCCTGTGTCGCGTGCAACTTGCTGCGCGCGCTTGGCTATCATGGCCATCATGATCGTCTTACCGGCCGCGACAGAGGCGTACACGTAGGCAGGCTCAGTGCCGTTGGCGCTTTTAATGTGTTCGCAGGTGGCTTCGTAAATTTCCCACTGGGCGTCGCGTGGGGTTATGGGGGTGAACCATTCGGGGGTGCGGGTGGGTAGTAGGGTCATTTAAAATCCTTAAAACAAAGTGGTTTGCGCAGTCTGCAATTCGAATCGTTTAACCGATGCGTTGTAATAATCTGAGTCTAATTCACAGCCGACAAATTCAGCGGCACCGAAATAATGCGCGGCTATTGCGCTTGAGCCACTGCCTAGGTGCGTGTCTAAAATTTTATGCTCTGAATTGGCGTAATTTGTCAAAATCCAGTCGTAAAGCTTTACAGGTTTTTGAGTTGGGTGTTGTTTTCCTCCGATATCCTGCCCGTGAGCGCCAAAACATGGTAAATCCAATTTTTTGCATACCCCCTTAAAACTTGTCCATGCTAATTCTCCATCCGCAAAGTTTGGTGCAGGCTGATGCTTATCCCAAAAAATAAAATTAGTTGTAGGTGGAAGAAATTTAGTAAAATTATTAAAACCCCAAACTATTTGGTTTTTACTAACGCGAAAAAGTTCCAACCAATATGGTAACAATGGAGCAACATCCCAACACTCCGATCGGCGCCATTTCCTCATAATTCTACCTGCGCCACCAGTACCATCCATTTTTCTATCCATGCCATAAGGCGGATCGACAATAGCTAAATCAAAATACTTGTCCGGCACCGTGCTCATGTATTCCATGCAATCGGTATTTATTATGGTTATGTTTCCTCTTGTAAATTTTTGTTGTTGGTCGGTTAGCTGTGCCATGATGTTTTCACCCTAAACCCTTGCGCCTCGATGGCTTTGGTAATTTCATTGATTGCAATAGTCACCATGGGACTATTAGTGACTATTGGCAACTCTATCTCGTTGCTTTCTACGCACTTAATCCACGCCTCAAAAAAGCAATTGTATGCTTTCAGTGTATGTGGGAGCCCGCCAATGCTTAGATTTTGGTTTTGTATGTACCTGTAATTTACAAAAACAAAGCATTCGGGGATAGGCATTGGAATGGCCTTCTCGAATCTCATGCGTTGTATTTCTATTTGCTTATTGCTCAACATTGAAGCACCTCATAATTATATAGTTTTTGACTTTTTCGGCGAATTCTTTTGCCTTTTCGATGGAGTCAAAATATTCTGTGCGTAAACCGCATTTGTAACTTGCAGTAACTCGAAAATGTTTTTCAGACAAACCATTTTCAATGTTTTCAATGTTTTCAATGGTTTCAAATATTTCAAATGTTGCAAAAGGGCAATGTCCTACAATAAAACGATCAGTGTATTGACTCCAATCTATCGGCTTAATCGCTGACTCTACTTGCTCGGTGGTTAGCATGGGTTATACTCCAAAATGCTCTGCAGCTTTTGCGTAAATAGCTTTAATGGTTGCCCACGTAACCGGCACTTTTTGAAGATAGGTATAATTTCCGCTGCAAATTTCACAATCTTCGTCGCATTCATCTTGGTCGCATTCTGGGCATTGCATTTCAATTTCTTCGGAAAATTCGCCCATTAATAAGCTTTTTGCGCCGTTGGCCGCCGTTAGTTCGCTCGGCATTATTACTGTTTGTGTCTGCATCTCAATCACTCCTGTTTAATTAACACACATTGCCGCCATAAAGATGCCCGTCATCATGCGGGTCGCGGCGTTTGGGCTTATTTTCCAACAATTCAATTTTTGAATTTAGCGATTTGATCTGTAGGAAATCTAGTTTTGCATGTTGCTTGTGAATTTCTAGCTGTTCTTTAAGATCGGCAATCTCTGCATAGAGCTTTTCGGCGGCTGCATTGTAGCCAGCAATAAAAAGTTTATCTGCCGAAACGTCACACCAGCAATCATCTCCAGATATGCTTTTTGGATTGAATTTCGCATAGTATTTTTCGAATGCTTCTTTAGCGTGCTCTGTCATTTCTTTTCTAAATAATGCCTCGCGCTCTTGTGATGCCTGCATCTCAATCACTCCGGTTTGATTAAATCAAAAGCTGCGTCGAATTTGTCCATTAGCTGAAAATTTGCAATATGAACTATGCCGCTATCTAAATGAACTTCTGAGTTTGTTAGATCAACATAAGCATCTTTAAACGCATTAACTACATTTTTAAGTTCGGCAATCTCTTCCGAGAGTTTTTTAATTTTTTCGGCCTGCTCGAACAGTGTTTTATATTTAAACTGCTCTTGAAATTTCGCCCCTTCCAAAAACCCTCCATAAGCAAGCGCGTATTTTTCAAGATATTCGCTGTAGTTTTTATCGGTTGGCTTTGGTATTTCATGACCATGCTCGCCATCGCCAAACCACACTGAATCAAACCAGTTTTTAAATGCTGCTAAAGGGTCTTTCGCGTGCTCGGTCATTTTGGCTCACCATTTAGTGGGTCATCTAACGTGCGCTCTCGCCAATGAAATTGGCAGGTGCGGCAATGCTTTTTAATATGATCTTTGCTTGCTGTTACTTTGATAAAATAATCATATTCTGAATTGTTTGTGAATTCGCTTATGACTGGACGCAAAGAACTCATATCGCCTCACCATCATCGCTATGAGACTCAAAAAACTTAATACAATCATCAAACCCGCGCGCGTAATCGTTACCCTCTGCTCGTATGGACGAGCACGGCTCATCTTTGTTTTTTAACTTAAACAAAGCATTTTTATACTTTGCAAGAATTACTGTATCTTTCATTTTGTTGTCAGTTTTTAGCGTAAAACTACCAAACGAAAACACCAAAAACCAAAGCGCAAAGCAGCCCCAGAAGCCTATCAGATCATGCGATACTAAAAAATACATTGCAACCAAGCACGCAACAGCTAATAGCGTGCGCATTATGGTGAAGATTGCGAATACTGTGTTTGTTTTCATTGTAGCCTTCCTCTAGTTAATTAAAAGCCCTGATCGTCCAAGCGGGCTAGTCTTGTTCTCAGATATAGACTACAATTTTCCGATTGCTATCTCGCACAACTTCACAAAAGTATGTTCAATGTCAACGAGGCTTTTGCTGTTGCTGCGCAGGTTTTAGGCCACCTTTCGCTATACGCCGTAAAGTCAAACAAAATCATGATACTCCCACTGCTGCACACTAACATCCGGGCGCAACATCTCGCGAGTAAACCCAGCCTCGCGCACCTCGTCAATTTCGCAGATAAGCGTTGCAACACCTACACCAACCTTGCCGCGATTTCTGGCCACATAAAACGTGCTGATTGAAAGCTCAGTTTTTTGAGCAAGCCACAAAGGGGAAAAAGTTTCAAACAGCTTTTTGATAGCCGCTGACATTTCTTTTTCTTGCTTTTTGGTTGGTGTTGTTCTTACTCGAATATCTTTTGCTTTCATGTCTTGCCCTTGCTGTTAGGTTGGTGTATTTTAAAAAGCCGCTTACGGCGGCGAATCGTGTTATCAAGTAACAAACTACACATTCACGGAAAAACGAAAACCAGCCTGTCTCGCAGTAACCTTGCCCCATGCAACTAACCGCTTAACCGCCAGTTCACGCCTTGGGGTAACGACCCTTGCCTGCCGCCGCTTGTGCTGGGTAGGTTGTGCGCCACCTTTCCCCATGCGCGCCCGCTTACGGGTTAGATAGAACAAATAAATTAACGCTTGACGGTATCAACTCCATAGCCTGCTCGCTCACATGACCAGCGTGAAAAACTGCTGTGTTGCGGTGGTACCTTTCAACCAGTGCGTTTGCAATTATTTCGTTGATCCGCATTAATTCGTGCGGGTCGGCGCCTTCTACTGAGATTTTAATTGTTTTGCGCATAACTCTGCTCCAGTTCTTTTTTAACCATTGCCAACTCCTCGCATAACAGTGTGTTTTCCTTGGTTAATTCATCAAGTGCGTCACTCTTCATGTAATACGAAATATTCTTCATCGCCGCATGAAAAGACTGATCTATCGCGCTCTGAAGATCAACATCCCGCTGCTTTATTACAAAAATCAAATAATGGCTTATTGTTTCAGAAATAAATATCATCAGCATGTATACGGCACCAATAACAATCAAGACATCAACGAACGATAATTTATCAACCAAAAAAGCAAACACGTTTACAAGGCAAACAAACATTGTAAAATGTCTTTTTCCTAAAATCGAAAATAGTTCTTTCATAACATTATACTCTTAATTTTAACATTTTGTAAGGGTTATTTTACTTTAATGTAGATGTAGCTACCGCATAACTTTTCAGCATCAACCCACCGCCTATCAAGTTTAAGTTTTAGCCCGTCAACCTCCGAAAATTGTGATTCCTTGCATTGGCCTATTAACCTGAATTCATCACCGATAAACCCATCAATAACAAGCTGCTTTTGTATTGTTTCTTGTGCTTCATTCATCTCCGCCAAAAGCTTTTCGTAGGCTTGATCAGTCGTTTTAGAAAATTCAATAGCGATATTTTTAGTTTCTTGTAGCTCTTCATTCCATTTTTTAAGGGTTTTGTTTTCGTTTTTAAGTGATTCATTCTCATGCCGCAATTGATTGCACTTTTGCGAAAGCGATTTCATTTCTTCACGAAGGTTTTCAAGGGCTTCATCATGCTCGGCGCGCACTTCTTCCTCAATCCCCGCACGAACGCGCGCCGCCTTCATGGCCTTGTATTGGTCTTTGGTAAAGAAGTCGACAGTGTCACTGTCTGGGTAATAAAAATTAGTTTCAAAATTTCCATCATCAGAAGTAAAAGAAACCAATTCTAGGTTGGAAATTAATTTTCCTTTATATAAAACACCTATATTAAAATATTTATGATCTATGCCATTTTTTAGCATAAAATAGATTTTTTTGGGTTTTTGGGCTTTTTCGACAACCGTGCAATAATCAGGAAAAATTAATGTGGTTTTATCATCAATTTCAGGGTGTTTTATTCTGTAAAAAAGAACATCGCCTAGTGAATTTTTCACTACTTCAATAACTTCATGCTGAGCATTGGAAATGCATTGCTGCAATAAATGCGCAAAAAACGGTTTTATCTTAATTTTCACTTTTTTATCTCCAAATAAACCCGCACAATCACAAAGGCGATTAGTGCAGATAGGGTTAATAGATCGGTGTGGGTCATACTAAGAATCCAATCGTGCCAATTACCGCAAGAACGCAACCGCAAACAATAAGAGTCGCAGCCGCAATGCTTAGCGCAATAAGCAGCGGGTCTTTTTTCTGGCTATTATTTTGCATTTTTAGCCGCCTTAACCGACTGATACCACTCCCGACGCGCCGCACGAGAAACTTCCAAAGCTGCTGCGCGACGTGCGTATTCTGCTGCAAATGTGTTCATGGTGTTAATCTCTGCTTGATTTGTTTATCCAACTATAAACTAATTTTAGGATTGTGCAAGTATTATTTTAATGTTTTGCATTAAAAAATGGATATTTCTCTATTATCATATCTTTCAACTGTTTTGCGCACCAAAATCTATCAGCGCAAACGCTATCCATTTCTGGCGTGGATATTAATTTCCAATAAAGTTCAAGCGCGTCAAGTTCAGTTAAAAGATTTGGGTCATTACTTCTGCTTCCCTCAGGCTCTAGTTGTTCATAACGAACGCGGCACATTTCGTGGAATTTTTCGTCTGTCATTTCTTTCACTTAACTCACTCCTTCAACAAAGGATTAATATAAATAATCTCATTAAGCTCATCAAAAACCAAATAATTCATGGCCTCCATCTGAGGTAACAATTCTGCCCTCAAAAAATCAGTAAAGTTTTCTCGCTTTAACTGCTTGTTATTCTTGATTTTGTCGCGAAAACTTGAAAGCTTGATTTTTAACTTTGGATCTCTGTCGTTGGCCATTTTTCGCAATACTTTAACGACTGCTTCTATATGCGTTTTTTGACCCTCAACGCCGCGATTATCGGCAATAACTTCGTAAACTTTTACGCATTCCTTAAAAATCAAAAACGCTTGATGTACTCTTATAGGTGGTATTATTTCGCTTTTCGTTCCTCCTTCCGCCCATTCGCTGCACACATGCAGAATGGCGGCCAGCTTGTGAATTTGCTTGTCGGCCTTACCAACAATCCCCATCATCATATCGCTGCTGTACTTTTTCCCTATGGCGCACTGATCATCATACCAGTCCTTTATTTTGTTTATTTCTTCCAAGGACTCTGGAGACATCCGCAAAACAAAATTTGACTGACTCAAAATGTTTTCAACAAGCTTGTTGTAGCGGCGTTTAACTTCATACTCTATTGGCTTTCTGTCTTTCGACTTTCGATTCCCCGCCATGCGTGGCTCGCGACCCAATAAAAACCGTTCCGAAATACCGCCGGAATCCTTTCCAGCGCTTGCTAAAATAGAATCAAATGTAGGGTCTTGGGCAAGCACAGCAATAGATACAAAAGCAAAGCCACTGAAACCGGGGCGCGTTATCCGCGCTGAACCAACGTGCTCACCATCCCACCCAGAAAGGAAAAAGTTATTATTGGGTGCGCCGTTTGCGTATAGCTCTCCAAGTATCGTTTTAACACCGAAACTCTCCGCCGACACTATGGTGACAACTCCGCCCTGCTTGCTTGCCAAATCCTCTGCCGCTTCTGGGGTAACGTCATTGAGCCCATAGTTATACTCTGCAATTAACGAAAGCTCCTCGCTGATTCGCTCTATTGATTTAAGAGCCTGCTCAATTTCATAATTTTGCGTAAGTTTTTCGGCTGCTTTCATTTCCTTGTCAAGCTTTGATTTTAACAATGTGCGGCGAGCGCGGTTTTTCTCGTTTTTCTCGGCTATCAAGATGCGCGCATGCTTGGTGAATCCATTATTTATTCCTGACTTCCCAGATGATGGCGGCTGGCTGGTTACAACATACAGGTTGCAAGGTATTAGCTCGTTTGAATCCCAATAGGCAATCTTAAAATTGCGCACCGTGAGAGAGGCAATAACACCTAGCCCGTGCAAGTAAGCTGTATTAACCGGGAATTGAATGTTATCCGCAAGCGCTCGCGCCATATCGACGACAGGGTTTTTGCAGGTGTGGATCAAATTAAAATTTGGCACATAACTTGAGCTATCAGAAATGGATCGAGGCTCAAACCACCAGCGCTTTTCTAAAATATTTAGGTAATCAATCCTCTCACTGGCAATAATTTTTGCGCCGCAACAACCCAAAATTGAAGCCTTTTGCCAGATTTCTTTTTCCTTTTTCTGTGATGTGGTAAGGCTTTTTTCAACCTTTTTGACTTCCAGCGCGGCCATTTCTATTTCATCGTCGATGCTCATTGACTGAGACTCTCGCTCATAGGCCGCCATTATGATGGCGCTTGTTTCATAATCCCCGTGCATCGGCTCTTGAATGTAGGGTGGCGGCTCTGCATTTTCGCTAACAGGGTAATGATTGCCATTAGTCTTCAATGTTAAATATTTTTTGATGGCGTCTTCTTGTGATTCATTCTCAACATTTTGCATTTTTTTTACTCAATCTAAAATTTAAGGTAAAAAAATCCCGTAGACCAAAATACAACCAACATTATTTATTGGTTGTTTTTTAGCCTAAGCTCTATTTCTTTTATTTTTTTGTATGCGTTTAATGCTTGGCGCTTGCAGATGTCGTCGATGGTAACGCCTGCCGCTTTGTCGCGCTCATACAATTTAGTCACATAGCGAGCGTGCTTTAGATCATCGTTGAGCCTTTCACGTTGCCACGGCCTCAAGCCTTGGTTGTAGCGCTCTTTTTCGGTGTCGGGAAATAAGTCGGATAGCTCCATGCCCATGGCTGCTGTAATGGCCTCCACAGAGCATCCAGCGTGGCACTTCATAATGATTTTGCCATCATCCGCAACCATCACGTTAAACGATGGAGATTTGTCATCATGCGCAGGGCAACACGCCTGCCATCGATCTTTTCCGGTTGCCCTTACCTTTTGCAGGCGCGATAAAAATTCGTCAATGTTAGCCATTGGGATTCCTAGTATTTGACCTAGTATTTTTGGGAGCGCGGCAACACTAACTAGGATTGTGCTGTCACTGGGTAGCTACTCCCAGTTAAGCCGCTCATTTAGTTTAGGTTATTTCTGACTATGATCAAGCCATAAAATGCGACAATTTTAACTATGGCACCTAAACCCCGAAAAATGGCACATCAAACAACATTTTTTTTAAAATCGCCCGCAGACACCTAAAAAAGCACCCTCTACGGACGTTCGCGGGCGATTTGCGGAATGTGGATAACTCTGTTTTTGTTTTAATAATCAATAAGTTAAAAAAACGGCGGGCGCTGCGGGCGATTTTGGGGGTGTAAAAATATAAAAATACCTCGCAGAACAAAAATTAACCCACACATATAAATATATAAAACACTCTATTTAAAAAAAACATGCCACCCCCCACTCCTTTCGCCCGCGCTCTTAATAATTATATATATATATATATATATATATATGATATATATAGATATTTTACTAAATAAATAAAATAAAAATTTTTCCGCAAATCGCCCGCCATCGCCCGCCACGGATGATTTAAAGGAGGTTTTTTCTGTTTTGCATATATTTAAGCGACATACTGTAAACAATTAAAACATTACATTTACTGCAATATGCTAGCGCTCACTAACATAGTGGCAAAATAACACTATATAGATTGACATGTTTATGCGTGTTATTATTTGTGCAGGTATTAACAACGCATAGCGTAAGGCGGAGGGCATCATGGCAGCACCCAAGGGTAACAAGTATTGGCTGGCTCGTAGCTCGCATGGGCTGAAGCCAAAATATGCCACGACTGAAGACCTGCTAGATGCTTGCTATCAGTATTTTCAATGGGTAGACGAAAACCCAATTGAGGAAGCAAAGCTCGTATCATTTCAAGGCATGAGCACCATTGAATATGTGCCAAAGCAGCGCGTACCGCTTAAGTCTGCAATGCTTAGATTCATTGGCTTAACTGATAACGGTTGGGACTATTACAAGGAAAAATCAGAAGATTTCCTTCGTGCTTGTATGGATATCGAGCAATGTATAAAGGATCAAAAATTTGATGGCGCATCCGCTGGCATATACAACCCAATGATCATCGCCCGCGATTTAGGCTTGCGCGAATCTACTGCTGTTGACCACACAAGCAGCGACCGATCAATGACGCCACAAATAACCGCCATAACACCGGCGGAAGTGGCGCAGGAATATCAAGACATTATCAGCGGCGAATAATGCCCGTCCCATTCGAGATAGATTTTAAAAACCCCGACTATGTGCGCGTCTTTAAGTGGCGCGTAGAGCGGCTGGGGCGTATTCGAAAAAAGCCTGAGTGTTTGCCTGCACTGTTTAAATACTACGCCGACAACCCTATCGACTTTATCGAAGATTGGGGCATGACCTATGATCCACGCAATGTGGGCACTGACATCCCCGCCGCTATGCCGTTTATTTTGTTCCCCAAACAACGGGAATTTTTGCAGGCTGTGCTGGATCATTGGCGAGACAAAAAGCCCTTGCTTGTGGAAAAGAGCCGCGACGTTGGCATTAGCTGGCTGGCTGTCGGCTTGGCGTCAACGCTGTGCCTGTTTAATCGCGACATAGTCATAGGTTTTGGATCGCGAAAAGAGGAGTATGTTGACAAATCTGGAAGCCCAAAGGCGTTATTTTACAAGGCTCGCAAATTCATCATGATGTTGCCTCCTGAGTTCCGGCAAGGATGGCACGAAAACAAGCATGCGCCCCATATGCGCCTAGCGTTTCCGTTTAACAATTCAGCGATCACTGGGGAAGCTGGCGACAACATTGGACGGGGCGACCGTACCAGTATTTACTTTGTGGACGAGTCGGCGTTTCTTGAGCGTCCGGCGCTTGTTGATGCGGCGCTATCTGCTACCACCAATTGCCGCGTTGACATGTCATCCGTCAACGGCATGGGCAACAGCTTTGCCGAGCGTAGGCACTCTGGGCGCGTTTCTGTGTTTACCTTCGACTGGCGTGATGATCCGCGCAAAGACGATGCGTGGTATCAGAAGCAATGCGCTGAGCTTGACCCTGTAACTGTTGCTCAGGAAATTGACCGAAACTATAACGCGTCTGTGCGCAACCAGGTTATACCGGGTGCATGGGTGCAGGCTGCGCTTGATGCGCATATCAAGCTTGGCATTAAACCGACCGGCGAGCGACGCGGTGCGTTTGATGTTGCTGACGAAGGCAAGGATTCGTGCGCATTTGCAGGTACGCACGGTGTCGTGGTTGACCATATTGAAAGTTGGAAAGGCAAAGGCGCTGATATTTACGATAGCGTTGAGCATGTGTTCAGTATTTGCGACGAAAGAAATTACGGAACGTTCCGCTTTGACAGTGATGGATTGGGCGCAGGTGTTAGAGGCGACGCTAGGAAAATCAATGAGAAACGAAAATCGGAAAGAAAGCGACAAATTACTGTTGTTCCGTTTCGTGGTAGCGAGGGTGTGGCGCACCCAACAAGACAGGCGGTCGAAGGAAGGACAAACGAAGACTTCTTTCAAAATTCAAAATCACAAGGCTGGTGGAATTTGCGCGTGTTGTTTCAAAACACTTACCGTGCCGTAGTTGAGGGTATGCCATATGACCACGATAAAATTATATCTATATCAACTCAATCGCCTGAATACTTAACACTTGTGACGGAGTTGTCACAAGTTCAGTACGACAAAAATAATGCCGGAAAGATAATCATAGAGAAAACCCCTGATGGCACCAAGTCGCCAAATCATGCCGATGCTGTTATGATATTATTTGCACCCAAGTCCGGCATGTCTCTCAATATTGACTCATCCCTGCTAGAGAAAACCCGATCATGAGAAAAAAGCGCTATCAATCCAAATCAGTACCGCAAGCCGTGATCGCGAAAGACTCAAAACGTGGGCGCATTTCGCATATTACTATGACGAAATCAAACGCGATCGAAGCCTCGGAAATACCGCAATTTCAGCGCTATGAGCCGCCAAAGGGTGTAATTCCAGAGGATCAAAAAGAATCTGTGCTTGCCATGGATCGCAGTCCTTATGATTACATGAATCAAGGGGTTTTTAATCAGCACTATGTCGAGTACAGATTCCCCGGATACCCTGTTTTGTCAAATTGGGCTCAATTGCCTGAATACCGTAAGATGTCAGAGACCATCGCAAAAGAGATGACGCGCAAGTGGATCAAAATCACATCTCGTGGTGATGGTGGAAACAAAGAGCGTGTCAATCAGTTGATCAAGGCTGTTGAGCGCTACAAATTGCAGGATAAATTCCGCACTTGTGCCGAATACGATGGCTTTTTTGGTCGCGGTCAGTTGTTCGTTGATCTTAAGGCGGCGAGCGGAAATGACATAGATGCCAGCGGTGGAGAATTAGCGACACCATTAATTCTTGACTCAAAGAAAATACCAAAGGGATCCTTGAAAGGATTCAATCCCGTTGAGCCAGTTTGGACATATCCCGGCGAGTACAACGCTAACAATCCGCTTCGAGATGACTTCTATCGCCCCGCCAAATGGTTTGTGATGGGGTTAACAGTTCACAGCTCGCGCCTTTTGCCGTTCGTATCGCGCGAGGTTCCTGATCTTCTTAAGGCTAGCTATAACTTCGGTGGAATGTCGCTATCGCAGCTTGCTCGCCCTTACGTTGAGAACTGGATACGCACGCGGGACAGCATTGGTGATTTAATTCACTCATTCAGCATTAATGGCATTAAGACCGACATGTCAGCTGTTCTTGGTGGCGTTGAGGGTGCTGATGCTCAATTTTTTGACCGCGCTGAATTGTTTAATAACTTGCGCGACAATCGCGGACTTATGCTTCTCGACAAAGACGGCGAGGAATTTTTTCAATTTAACACGCCGCTTTCTAGCCTTGACAAGCTGCAAGCTCAGGCACAAGAACAGCAATCGAGCGTGTGCTCTATTCCACTTGTTAAGCTTTTTGGGATAACGCCGAGCGGCCTAAATGCGTCAAGCGATGGTGAGATTAAAGTTTTCTATGACTTTATTCGATCAATGCAAGAGCATTTGTTTACCGATAACTTGATTAAGTGCCTTAAAATAATTCAGCTTTCAGAATTTGGCGATATTGACGAAGATATTAGCTTCGAATTCGAGACGCTGCACGAGCCCGACGCGATTGAAGCCGCCACTATACGTAAAACAAATGCAGAGACTGATTCTATTTTGATTAATGACTGCCGATCAATATCACCCGAGGAGTCGCGCGCGCGTGTGGCCAGCGATCCAGAAAGCGGATATAACGGCATTGATGTCGATGCGGAAATAGAACCACCAGAAGACGAAGGCCAAGAGGAAACCGAATAATGCCCATAAAAACCTGCATACTTCCTGGCGGCGGGACAGGTTTTAAATGGGGTGACCATGGCCATTGCTACCCTACTCGTGCGCAAGCGGAAAAACAGGCCGCCGCCGCGCATGCTCATGGTTATGTTGGCGATCAAAAACCAAAATTGGTATCACCAACCGGCAAAGATATAAAGCTAAAGCCGGTGCGCCCAAACGTGGGAATAGGCTTGGCTTATCGCCGCAAGTTGCGCGCTCTTGTCGCAGAAATGAATGCCAGTGTCGACTATTGGATTAAAGCGAAATACAAGGCAAACCTTAACTCCATTGTTCAGGATAGCGCGGCCAATGATTTGCAGGATGAATTTAACCGGCTTTCGAAGCAATGGCTTAAAAAATTTGATGATGGTGCTGTAGCGCTGGCGACATGGTTCACCAATAAAACCAAAGACAATGCCGAAAACTCGCTAAAACGGATTTTGCGTGATGCTGGCTTTTCTGTCGAATTTAAAATGACGCCCAGCATGCGCAATGCATACCAAGCGGTTTTAAATGAAAATGTGGCGCTTATTCGAAATATCCCTGAACAATATTTGACACAATTGCAAGGTGATGTCATGCGCTCTGTGTCGCTTGGTCGCGATCTTGAGCAGCTTAACAATGCACTTATTCAGCGCTACCAAATTGCAGACCGGCGAGCAAAGTTAATATCCCGCGATCAAAACAACAAAGCGACCGCGATCATCACGAAACAACGCCAGCTAGATCTAGGTTTAACTCAGGCTATTTGGCGCCACTCTACTGCTGGCAAGCACCCACGTCCAGAGCATGTCGCGGCAGACGGTAAGCGCTACGATGTAACCAAGGGTATGTATTTGGATGGCGAATGGACGTGGCCTGGCGTTGAAATTAATTGCCGCTGCATATCAGTGCCGGTTATTCCTGGGTATAACGAGTAGCATGTGTTGCCAACATGAACAAGTGGTCATATAATTGAACACAATCATGCAAGAGACCCGGCCATGAAATTTGCTTTTGATAAATCAATGCGAACCTATGACGCTGACGGTCGTTTGCATGTCAAGGTTTCCAATATTTCAAAAGCTGCTGTTAATCCATATTATGGCTATGAAATTCCGGGATATAAAGAGCTTGGTCTTGATGCAAACACAGTCTATAAGCTGCTTCGCGATCCTGTCGAACTAGAAAAAGCCGCGCCCACATTTAACAATTTGCAGTTACTTTCTCGCCATGTGCCTGTAAATGCGGCAGACCCAAAACACGAGTTAGTTGTAGGTAGCACCGGAACCGATGCATGTTTCGAAGCGCCCTACCTTAAAAACTCGCTTGTTGTTTGGGACCAAGAGCTTATTAGCAGAATCGAAAGCGAGGAGCAAAGAGAATTATCGAGTGCGTACCGCTACACCCCACGCATGGAGCCGGGAGAATACCTCGGCGAGAGTTATGACGGCGTAATGACCAATATCATTGGTAATCATGTTGCCCTAGTTGATGTTGGTCGCGCCGGTTCTGACGTTGTAGTCGGCGATTCAAAACCCATCGAGGTAATACCCATGAAGTTTAGCAAAAAAGAGTTTAAGGCTCGGGTTATGCCGCTGCTTGCGCAGGATTCGGCGTTAACTTATGAGCAGTTTGTGGCTCTTGCCAAAAAAGGCATTGATTCTATTAAGCCGTTTCTTGCTCAAGATATTGAGCTGGAAAGTGGTGAATTGGCTGAGCTGATCCAGTCGGCTGGTCAAGCGGAATTAAATGAACAAGCGGCAGGGCAGGATGATTTGTCGGAAATGATTGCGAAAGCGTCTCCAGAAATCATCGAAAAAATTCGCGCGTTGCTCTCTGGCACCGCACAAGATGAAGAGCCAGGCGAGGAAGAAACCGTGAAAGACACATATGATAAGCCTGCTATGGATGCCGCTATTAATGCCGCAGCCAAAGTAGCCGAGGAAAATGCTGCCAAGCGATTCACCGCTATTCGCAAAGCTGAAAAAGACGTACAACCATTGGTGGGTGAAGTCGCTGCCATGGATAGCGCAGAGGCTATCTACAAATACGCGCTTGATAGTGCTGGAGTCGATTTAACTGGTGTGCACGAATCAGCATATCCCGCGTTGGTAAAAATGTTGATTGCTCATAAATCAACAAAAACCACAGTAAATCAAAGTATTGCGCAAGATGCCGCCAACGCAAGTGCGGAATTTAACGCAATGTTCCCTGGCGCAGCAGTTCCTAAGAGGGCATTCTAATGAGCTTCCAGACATCAATTAATAACGAGTTGCCATTGCCAACCCCTGGCAGCTTCGCGTCATCAAATCCCCGCCATGCGCTGGTTTCTGGTGACTCTCAGTATACCGCCGCAACCGGTGGCGTAACTGTGGGGGGCTTTGGTTGGGTTAATGGCAATGTGATTCAAGGCTTTTCAACTGGTGTGGCGCCGGATGGGATTATATCCAACGAATTACAAGCAACCATTACCACATGGCTTGCAGAAACCACCTATACCATTAACGCTGGCTTGCCCGTTGTGCCTTATAGCGGCGGTGATTTTTGGGTGAAAATGGTCGGCAGCGCTACTCGCGGACAAAAAGTTTTTGCTGATTTGTCTACTGGTGCAGTTTCTATGGCTGCTGCTGCTGGTACGTCCCCAACTTCCGGTGGCTCTGGTTCTGCTTCAACTATATCAGGCACCACATTGACTGTTGGTGGTACGGTTACCGGTACACCATTCAAAGTTGGTCAAACTATTTCCGGATCCGGTGTAACTGCTGGTACTTATATAACCGCTCTTGGAACCGGTACTGGCGGAGCAGGTACTTACACGGTTAGCGTTTCACAAACAGTAGGAAGCACTGCGATCACCTCGCAAACAAACATCGAAACCAAGTGGTATGTTTGTGACACCGTCACAACAGGACAAATGGTTAAAATTACCTCAAGCTGGAGCAAATAAGCCATGAAGAAATTTGATCGCGATTTTTATGCGGAAAACTTCGGTATTGTTTTACCGCAGGCTTCTGGCTTGCTTGAGCAATCCGATTACCGAATGGCCATGGACGCCCAAAGTCCATTGGTGACCGTACAAAACGCCGGTATTCCTGCGTACCTAACCAACTACCTTGATCCCGAATTGGTTCGTGTTCTCGTGACGCCGATGAAAGCGGCTCAAATCATTGGTGAGCAACGCAAAGGCGATTGGACTACCAAGACAGCAATGTTTAAAATGGCCGAATCAACCGGTGAAGTCACTAGCTATGGTGATTTCAACGAGAACGGTTCAACGCAAACGAATTACCAATTCGTTAGCCGCCAGTCGTACCTATTCCAAACGATGACCCAATGGGGTGCACTTGAATTAGATACCGCTGGACAGGCGCAATTGAACTACGCCGCCGACATGAACACAACCAGTGCACTGACGCTTGCCAAGTTCCAAAATCGCACATACTTCTCAGGTGTTTCTGGTTTGCAAAACTATGGCCTGCTCAATGATCCAGCTTTGTCTGCGCCTATTGCACCATCAACAAAAACCGCTGGCGGCACCACTTGGGCGGTGGCAACAGCTGAGGAAATCTTTAAAGATATTCAGTTGTTGTACGCGCAATTAGTTTCGCAAACTAAGGGTATTGTTGATCGTGAAGCTGCAATGGTTTTGGCTATGGCTCCAGAAATTGAAGCCAACTTGGTTAAGACGAATCAGTACAACGTGAACGTCACCGACCAAATCAAGAAAAACTTTCCAAATATGCGGATTGAGTCTGCTGTACAGTACAATACTGTTGGTGGCCAGTTAGTGCAGATTATAGCCGATAAACTTGATGGTCAAGACACTGCCTATTGCGCATTCAACGAGAAATTGCGAGCGCATCCGGTAGTTACAACAGTTTCCGGCTGGAAGCAAAAGAAAACAGCAGGCACTTGGGGCGCGATCATTCGCTATCCGTTAGCAATTGCTGGCATGATTGGCGTGTAACAAAATTGCCGCTCAAAAATGGGCGGCTTTTCATTTGATTATTTTGAGGTTAGCACAATGGCAGAATTTGTCGTAGTTGGCTGTAAGTTGCCCAACGGTTTGATTATTCGTCACGAAGGCAAAGAGGTAAAGCTTAACGGCTGGAACCACTCTGAAATTATTGGCGGCCACGGGATCACAAGAGTTGAGAAAGATTTTTGGGAGGCGTGGTATCTTGACCACATGGATTTCGCGCCTGTTGCTAATGGCTTCATTTTTGCAAATGCCTCTGAAAAATCTACAGCAGCAGAGGCAAAAGAAAAAGAAAAAGAAGTTACAGGATTTGAGGGTATCAACCCAGACAAGCCAGGCGGTGGCGTAGAAAAAGCAAAAGCAGATTAATTTTTTAAATAAGCGAACCCCTATCGGGAGCAAATCAAATGCCTGCGGCATCATTCGACTTAAGTCTTTTTTATGCAAGATACCCTGAGTTTGCAAATGTCGATGCTGATTTGCTTTTCGCTTATTTCGATGAGGCTGGCTTTTATCTTAATAACACAGATTCAAGTCCTGTGGTAAATGTAACACAAAGATTAACCCTGCTAAACATGATTGTGGCTCACTTGTCGGCGCTCAACAGTGCTAACGCAAGTGGCCTTGTTGGCAGGGTATCAAGCGCAACGCAGGGCTCAGTTTCGGTCACTGCCGATATGGGCCCTGTCACAAATTCTCAGGCGTGGTATTTGCAAACCAAATACGGCGCCGCGTACTGGGCGGCAACTCGCCCATTCCGCACTTTCCTATATAGGCCGCGCTGTGGCTGAGCTTATCGGTGGAGATAAACTAAATGCTGTGCTTAATGATATTGCGCAGCGATTGGGGCGTGCTACCGAAGCGCAAATAGGCTTTATGGATGGCGCGAAATATCCAGACGGCACCCAAGTTGCAATGGTTGCTGCAATTAATAATTTCGGTGCACCCGAAGCCAATATCCCTGCCCGTCCATTTTTTAGCAATATGATTCAGCAGAAATCGTCAGGATGGGGTGATAGATTGTCTCGTATTCTGGTTGGCGCTGATTATGATGCTCGTCTTGCGATGCACCGCATGGCTTACAGTGTTGCAAGTGATTTACAGCAATCGATTATCGAAACCAATGAGCCTGCGTTGAGCCCTGTTACCATTACCGCGAAAGGCTTTGCAAAGCCGCTTATCGATACCGCGCACATGATAAATTCCGTGCAATACAATGTTGATGGAGACTTGCGCAGTATGCCGAGCAAAGGCGGTGGAAAATGAACCTAAATTCAATAGTGAGTGGCGCGATAGCATCCGTTAATCCTCGCATCACAATTAACGGAAATGTGTGCACAGGCTACACTGTGGGCGCCAACTATGTACAGGTTCCCACATATCAGTCCATCAAGACTACCGGACAGGTGCAAACTCTTACAGCATCTGATTTGAAAATGCTGGGCGGCCTTAATATTCAAAATGTTGAATTGAAAGTTTATCTTGATGGCAACTATGAAGGCGTTTTTAGAAATCTTGGAACCGGCGGGGACACGCTAACATTTTGTTATGGGTCAATCTGCGAGCAAACCTATCTTGTGACCGCTGTGCTTGAGCGCTGGCAAGATTGGTCATGCCTTGGTGTAACGGCGCAGGTGACTGCATGACAGACGCAGCCATTAGCATCAATGAAGATCAGGCGCTAACAGTTCTTGGCGACTTTATCGCGACCGTTGTTAGCTGCCCTATCGTGCGCGCGCAAGTTAACCGCGTGCCAATGCCCAAAGGCGATTGCATTTTGATGACACAAAAAAGCATTGCCGCTTTATCAACAAACGTAAAAACCAACACTGCAACAGTGCAATATATTTTGCGGCCTGTTCAATTTACTGTGCAGATTGATTGTTATGGTGATTTGTCAATGAGTCGCGCAACTGTAATTTCTGCGCTGCTTAGAGATTCAACAGCTACTGATTTTTTTGATAAATCAGGGTATGATATGCAGACGTTATATGCTGGCGATCCAATTCAATTACCGTTGATAACCGGCGAAAAACAATATCTAGAGCGTTGGACTTTTGACGCGAATTTACAGTTAAACACGGTCATTAATTTGACCACGCAAACGGCAAACACATTGACTGTTGGTTTGATCAATGTAGAGGCAACCTTTCCGGCATAACGAGGCTTAGCGATGTCAATACCAGCTAGCAACATAGTACAAGTAAACCCCGGGGTCATTAGCGCTGGCGGTTCGTCGCTGGCACTTAATGGCGTTATTCTTACCACCGACACATCTATTCCAATTGGTACAGTTCAGTCATTCCCTAGCGCCGCTGCTGTTGGTTCTTGGTTCGGCCTTAACTCGACCGAAAAGGCCATGGCTGATGTTTATTTCGCGGGTCGAAATAATGCAACTATCCTGCCGTCGAAATTGTTTTTTGCTCAGTACAATTCGTCTGCAGTTAGCGGCTATATTCGTAGCGGTTCAATGGCATCTGTGTCGCTGGCCACGCTAAAAACTTACACCGGAACGCTCACTATCACGTTTGGCGGTTCTGCGCTGACTAGCTCCAGCATCAACCTGTCGTCAGCTACAAGCTTTTCGAATGCCGCGACAATTATTCAGGCGGCATTTACATCCCCCGCTTTTTCTGTGACTTATGACTCGCAGCGTCAGGCGTTTTTGTTTACGTCTACTGCGACCGGTACAAGTGCAACGATTACTTATGCTACTGGCACTATAGCGGCATCGCTCCTATTGACCCAAGCTACAGGCGCCACCCTTTCTCAAGGTGCAGCAACGCAAACTCCAGCCGGTATGATGGCGGCGGTAGTTTCCCAAACTCTTAATTGGGGGCTGTTTACCACCACTTTTGAGCCTAATGTTACCGATAAACTTGCCTTTGCGGCTTGGACAAGTGCGCAAAATAAACGCTATGGCTATGTGGCATGGGATACGTCGGCAACCGCCTACAGCAACCCAGACACATCATCATTTTCATATCAGGTAGATCAAGCAGGCTATAACGGCGTGGTGCCTGTTTACAACACTAATTTGATTGCGGCATTTGTTTTGGGTAGCGCTGCCTCTATTGATTTTAATCGCACCAATGGCCGCATCACTTTTGCGTTTAAGTATCTGGATGGATTAACAGCGTCAGTAACAGACGAGACCACGGCGAATGCGCTTGAGGCAAATGGTTATAATTTTATCGGGCAATATGCAACCGCAAATCAGGGGTTCACGTTCTTCTACCCTGGACAGGTTAGCGGCGCCTATAATTTCCTTGATTCATTTGTCAATGAAATTTATTTGAATAGCCAATTGCAACTGGCTCTGATGACCCTGTTGACTAGCGTCAATTCCATACCTTACAACGCGCAAGGTAACACCCTCATTAATGCCGCATGTATGGACCCAATCAATCAGGCGGTAAATTTCGGCAGCATTCAGTCTGGTGTTGCGCTGTCAGCATCACAAGCTGCACAGGTTAATAACCAAGCTGGAATTGCCATTGACACTGTATTGAGTCAGCGCGGCTGGTATCTGCAAATTGGCACCGCAACTGCCCAGGTTCGTGGACAGCGCGGATCACCACCAATGACATTGTGGTATATGGACGGCGGAAGTGTTCAGCGCATCGTTTTAGCATCAATCGTGGTTCTATAAGAGGATTTTTTAAATGTCTACACTAACCAGTGCTAATGCTGTTTTGATGCTGTCAGTCCAAGGCTTATATCCTACCCCGCTCGCTATTCAGGGGTGGGCTGTTGATGACGCGTTTGCGTCGACCGAGGTTGAAAGCGGCGAGACCATGATGGGCATTGACGGCAAGCTTTCTGCCGGATGGACGCCCTACGCCGTGCCGCTTGAAATTAATTTAATGGCTGACAGTGCGTCGAATATCATTTTCGATTCGTGGATTGGTGCCGAGCAAATCTCAAAGGACAAATATGTCGCCGGGGTCACATTATTGGTGCCCGGAAATGGCAGCCTTTACACATTTACACGTGGGTTTTTGCGTCGCTTCGAAGTGATGTCGGCAGGCAAAAAAGTTTTGCAGCCTCGCAAATTCACCATTGAATTTGAAAAATGCACTAAAGGGCCAGCTTAATGCGTAAAAAATTGACGGTTGAGATTGAGACGGACGGTCGCGACCAGGGTAAGATGTTTTTGATTACCGAAATGGATGCCGATAAGGCTGAGCGCTGGGCAATTCGCCTTGGGTTTGCGCTCATGAATGCCGGTGTCGACATACCTGATATGGACAATATTGAAAGTATGTCGGATGTTGCGCGGATTGGTCTGGGAGCGCTTGCTCGCGTGCCTTACGAGGCTGCCGAGCCGTTGATCGCCGAAATGATGGATTGTGTGAAAATAATTCCAGACCCTAATCAGCCAAAAGTTGTGCGCGATTTGATTGCCGAGGATATCGAAGAGGTGGCCACGCGATTATTCCTTAAGCGCGAGGTGTTCAAGCTACACGTAAATTTTTCTACACCCGCCGCCGCATCGATTTCGGAATAGCTAAAGGTTTCAATGCGCGGCTAGTAAATTATGCCAACGTGCCAAAAACCATTGCGATATGCCTGTCTCACAAGCAGGCCACGCTGGCAGAATTGCAAACTATTTATGGTGTAGAAGATGTCTATGATATGATCGAGGTGATTATGGTTGACAACCACAACACTCGAATTTTATCTGAACCAAAGGGGTGACAAGTGGCTACAATTATTGACAGTTTACTTGTCACTCTTGGTTTGGACTCATCAGGGTTTCAAAAAGGCGTCAAGGGTGCAGAAAAAGCGCAGGACGACTTAACAAAAAACACACAGAAAAACGCCAAAGAGCGCGCATCTACCGAAAAAAAAGTTTTGGATGAGGAGCGCAAACGCGTCAAACAATTTCAGGACGGAAGCAAAAAAACCGTAGATGCAATCCGTGATATTCGCAATCAGCTTATAGGTGTCGCGGCTCTTGTTACCGGTGGTGTTGGCCTTGCTAGATTTACTTCTGACACCATTTCAACGGCTGCTAGCGTCGGGCGACTTTCTGCCAATATTGGCGAATCCATTCAAACCATTGTCGGGTGGCAGCGCGCATTTGAGAATGTTGGCGGCACGGCAGAGGATGCAACAAATTCGCTCACTCGCGCAAGTAATGCCATTGGCGCGTTTAAGTCTGGCCGCGCATCGCCTGAAATTCAAGGCTTTTTGCAAATGGGCGGCTCGATTAGCGGCGGCGAGCTATCAAGTGCACAATCGTTTTTACTGGCTCAGTCTGCTTTAATCCAAAAGATAGCAAAACAGCGTGGAGAAGCGGTTGCCATGTATCAGGCGCAAGCCTTCATGGGCATTGGGGCTGCTGAGTTTAACCTCTTAAAGCAGGGCCCAGGTGCGATTACGTCGCAGGTTTCTCGCCTTGGCGCATCCTCTGGGATGACAAAGCAAAGCGCTGAGGCAGCAGCGCAATTGCAGGCAAAATTTAATGCGCTGAAAAACACTTTCCTCGATACCGGGCGAACTGTTCTTCTGAATTTAATCCCTGTCTTCGACCGACTATTAAATGCTTTTCAGCAGCTCGGCAACTGGGTTTCCGCGCACCGCGTTGACATCCTTAATTGGGTAAATGCGGCAATTCCTGCTTTTATTTCGTTTGCAAGCGCTATCAATGACGTAGCGCAAGCCCTTGGTGGCTGGAAAAATGTTTTTGAGGGATTGGTTGCCATCAAGTTTGCGTCGCTATTGGGTGGTCTTGGCTCAGTCTTGGCTACCGTCACATCAATAGCTTCTGCGGCAGGACTTGCAAGTTCGGCTATTGCAGCTATTGCTGGGTATAAGCTTGGTGAATGGGTCAATAAAAACTTTGTTGAAGGGACCGAATTCGGTGATTTTCTTGGCGAAAAGATAACTGAATTGACCGCAATAATGGGCAGTAAAGACGCAAAAGAAGCACTTGAAACAATGCATAGATTTAAATTGTTGCAGGCCGCCTCTGCTGAATCTGGTAATATGATGAGCATAGATGCTGCGGCGCAGTCATCACCAGCACGCTCGGCATCCAATATTAGAAACAGCACAAGCACAACGACATCAGAAGTTAATGTCAATAGCATTAACATTCATACGCAGGCCACTGATGCTGGCGCAATGGCAAAAGATGCCCGCCCTGCTATTGAGAAGTATATGTTTGTCCCGCAAGCAAATACGGGCGTAAATTAATGCATGGTTATGGTGATAAATAATGGCTATCCCATTTTTGCCTGGAGTTCCACCGCTAAAATCGACAATACAACGCACGCTTATTTCGACCGGCTTAGTCGCGTTGCGCGATTATTTTGTAACACCTGCGAATCAAATTTGGGGGATATTTGACGCGAAAGGCAATAGAGTCATTAATGCGGATACTTTTGTTAGTGTTGATTACAGAAATAATTGGCGCATCTCAGATTATCCATGCGAAAAAGATGCTTTTGCGTCTTACAATAAGATTGCGACGCCCTACAATTCGTCTGTAACACTGGCGCAAGGCGGAACACAGGCGCAGCGCACGGCATTCCTGAACACATTAGAGTCAATCGCGCTGGGGCTTTCAGGGCTAACAATTGTCACCCCAGAGAAAAGCTTTTTTAATGCCGTTATTGAAAATTATGGCTATGAGCGCAGGACACAAAATGGCGCCAATATGATTATTGCAGTCATAAATTTTCGCGAGGTAAGAATCACCCCGGCAATAAGTTATTCGCAAACAAGATCAGGGGCTCAGCTATCAACGACTGTACCATCAAATGAGCAAACACAACCGAATACATCAACTGGGTTGGCCGATGTATCAAATGTAAAGACACCAAGCGCAGCGGCTACAGTTAATAATGGGTCTGTGTCAGCTCTTGAACAAGCCGCCTCTGCTGCTGCGGGAAACATGATGAGCGTGGATTACGTGCAATGAAAATAATTCCATTATCGGCAGTTCCTTCGCAAAATTTGAATGTGATTTTATCTGGCCAGAATTGCAACATTTCCGTGTATACGCTCGGCCCTGATAATCTCATTTATCTTGATTTGTCCGTGCAAGGCAGGGCGATAATTACGTGCGTATTGTGCCACGATAGAGTTCGACTTGTGCAACTTGAATACCTTGGATTTATTGGCGATTTAGCTTTTTTTGATACGCAAGGCGTTAGCGATCCAGTTTACACTGGGCTCGGCTCTCGCTTCTTATTGGGTTACCTTGAATGAGTTTCGCAAAGCGCGAGCTGCAAATCACTATAACACTTGGCACTGGTCAATTCGGCAATGACAAGGGTAATACGGTTGTACTGTCAGGGCATCGTGCCCTGATTTCAATTTCTGCATATGGCGGCGACGCGCAAGGCGAGATGCACGCAAAAATATACGGGCTGTCATTTGATTTAATAAATCAGCTCACGACCATTGGCCCTATAATGACCGAAATACGCGGTCAAAATACTGTTCAGGTTGCGGCTGGCGATGAAAATGGAACACTATCAACGGTGTACTCCGGCACAATATGGCAAGCCTTCGGAGATTTTGCGAGCGCCCCTGATGTGTCATTGAATATCCTTGCTTACTCCGCAATGGGCGCCGCTGTCATGACTGTTGCGCCAAGCAGTTACGAAGGTGCATCGCCTGTTTCTGTAATAATGCAAGATCTAGCAGGTAAGGCGCAGTTAAATTTTATTGATCATGGTGTTGATCAGGTTTTATCATCGCCCTACTTCCCAGGCTCCGCTCTCGATCAAATTCGGGAATGCGCAAAAGCTGCTGATATCGATTACATTATCGAAAATGGCACGTTGTCGATATGGCCGAAATATGGATCGCGTGCTGGTCAGATACCAACTATAACGCCTCAATCTGGGCTTGTTGGTTATCCCACATTTTCATCGCAAGGGGTTTTATTGCAGTGTGAATTTTTGCCGTTTTCTGTTGTTGGCGGAAAGATAACGGTAGAAAATAGCTCTATACCAATGGCGAATGGCACATGGGTTATTTTTCAGGTCTCGCATTTCCTTTCGTCGGAAATGCCCGACGGCCCATGGTTTACAAATTTGGAGGTGTGGAATCGTGACGGCTAGCGGCTATCAAGGAACTATGACCCCGAAAAACATGGCGGGGGAATACAATGCCATGGCGTTTGTTGTTGAGCAGATTATAAATCGCATCAACACCATGACGCTTGTGAAAGTAGTTAAATGCACCAACAGCGGCGACTTATCGCCCGTTGGTTTTGTTGATGTGATACCGCTGGTAACCCAAGTTGACGGCCAAGGAAATCCAGTTTCGCACGAAACTATTTATGGTCTCCCCTATCATCGGATTCAGGGCGGTGCAAACGCCATCATTATTGATCCTGAGGCGGGCGATATTGGTGTGGCTGGATTTGCTAGTCGCGACCTGTCGAAAGTTAAATCGACCAAGGCTGAGGCGTTGCCAGGAAGCAATCGAAAATACAGCATGGCCGATGGAATGTATTTCGGAGGTATGCTAAACGGAACCCCGTCACAATACATACAGTTTAACGCGGATGGCATCACAGTTTTGTCGCCAACAAAAATAACCGTAACAGCCCCTTTGGTAGAGGTAAACGCATCGACTAGTGCAACGGTTAACACTCCTGAGGCCATAGTGAACGCATCGACAAAGATGGATGTGACATCGCCCAACACGATCATTCATGGTCCATTAACTGTTACCGGCGGAATAACTGGGCAGGCAGGTGCAAATATATCCGGCGCAACTGCGCTTACCGGAGATCTGACTGTCGCAAATAATGTTACTGTCTCAAATAAAATAACCGCATCAAATGCTATCGAAAGCCTGTCAGGCTTGAAGGTTAATGGGGTCACGCTGAATGTTCCATAGTAAAAAACCTACTTGAGGCAATCCATGAATACAATTCTTTTAGATCCCGCAACGTGGGACATGGTGTTAGATGCTAACGGAAACATTGCCATGGCATCGCAGCCTTATAGCATAGCGCAGGACGTAGCTAGCGCCTGTAGATTATTTTTTGGCGAATTATGGTATGATACCGCTAAGGGCGTTCTTTATTTTGAACAGATACTAGGTGAGCGGCCTCCAATGGAGTTTGTTAAATCGCAAATCGTTAACGCCGCCTTGACTGTTCCGGCTGTTTTATCTGCCGATTGCTATCTAACGGAATTCAGTAAGCGAAAATTATCTGGCCAAGTGCAAGTCACTGACATTTTCGGCACAACCACGGTGGTCAATATTTAATGGCAACTAACGTACCGCAAATCACATTCTCGTCAACAGGCATTACTGTCCCGACCGAGGCTGAAATTTTGGCTGGAGTTCAGGCCGATTTTAATGCTGCGTTTGGTGGAAATCTAAACCCATCATTAGAAACCCCGCAAGGTCAATTGGCTTCCAGCTTGGCTGCGATAATTGCCGCAAAAGATGCCGAGATAGCCAATCTTGTAAATCAATTTGATCCAGATAATGCAACCGGAAGATTCCAAGATGCTATTGGTAAAATATATTTTCTAACTCGAATACCATCTTCAGGTACTGTAGTTGCGGCTACCTGCTCAGGGCTTAACGGTACGAATATACCCCTTGGTGCGCAAGCCGTGAACAGCTCAACCGGTGATCGATATGTTTGTACAACACCTGTTACACTTTCAGGCGGAACGGGCGTGGCTTATTTTACATGCTCAACACCGGGGCCTATTGCGTGCCCGCCTGCCGCACTTGATACAATTTTTCAGGCAATACCGGGGTGGGATAGCATAACCAATGCATCAGCCGGAGTTATCGGGCGAAACGAAGAGACTCGGGCCGAGTTCGAGCAGCGTCGCCGAAATTCCGTGGCCATTTATGCAAATGGATATGTCGGGGCCATACGTGCCCGCGTGCTTGCTGTTTCTGGCGTTTTAAGCTGCTATGTTAGGGATAATCCGACATCGTCAAGCGTTACCTATGGCGGCGTAACTATCGCGGCCAACTCTGTTTATATTGCTGTTGTCGGAGGAAGCTCTACAGACATAGGTTATGCGATTTGGAGAGTAAAACCTGTCGGTACACCATATGCAGCCGGAAATACCACGGTAACTGTTTATGATACAAGCTATCAGACACCATACCCAAGCTATGACGTTACTTATACTGTACCAACGAATGTGCCAATTTATTTTGCAGTACAGATTCGCGCAAGCACCGCGCTTCCTTACAATATAAATACTCTGATTAAAAACGCGATAATAGCTGCATTTACTGGCGCTGATGGTTCAGACCCTGTGCAAATAGGCTTTGCCGTTTATGCGGCTGACTATTACTCGACAGTAAACTCTGTTGATGCAAGCTGTCACGTTCTTGCAATAACAATCGGTACAGCACCATCGCCCGCGGCTGCATCGGTAAACATGAACATAAACCAGTATCCCACAATTAGCGACCTAAACATCACAGTTACACAGGTGTAATGGATGCAGAATTATCAACAAACAATCGTCAGTCAGTACGGGAATAGCCCTATATTAAAGGCGTTTATACAGTCATTTGATGATTGTATTGCGCCCGACGCTGACATTGATAATTTTTATTCGTACGTATGGGATGTGGATACCGCGCAAGGCTTTGGGCTTGATATTCTTGGCAGAATTGTTGGCGTCACAAGAGTATTGAATGTACAACCAACTAGCACCTATTTAGGTTTTGAAGAAGGTCAATCTTTAGCAGCGGCGGATTATCAAAGCTTCAATCATGGTATTTTTTACACTGGGCCAGCAACTAGCTCGCAAGTTCTTTCTGATAGCGCATTTCGGGTTCTCATCCTTGTTAAAGCGCTTTCAAATATTTCTGACGGCAGTGTTTACAGCTATAACAAGCTCCTGCGCATTTTATTTAATCAGAAAGTTTATTGTGTAGAGATTGGCCCGCTGCAAGTTCAGTATGTTTTCGAAACCCCATTGCAACCTTACGAAGTGGCGATACTGGCAAATAACAACGTAATCCCGCGCCCTGCTGGCGTAATCATAACCTTGGCGTAAAACTATGAAAGCAGCTGATGTACCCTTAAAGCTTCCGCTACCATTCGCAAATAGCGGCACAAAGAACACCATCCCAGTAAACTCGCAGATAGGGATTGTTAACGGTGCTGCATCTTTGACTGACGGCTTTCCCCCTTTAACGTTCACAGAAATTGCGGCAGGCGGCCAGCCGCCTTTTGGGGCTGACTTCAATGGGATTCTTTATGAGATTTCAGCCAATACACGATGGGAAAATGCCGGGGGTTTTTATAAATACGATTCCAGTTTTTCTACATCCGTGGGCGGATACCCTAAAGGTGCAGTGGTATTAAACTCGACCGCTACAGGTTTTTGGTTGTGCACTGCGGATGATAATACAACGGATCCTGATTCAGGGTCTTCAGCAAACTGGATTGCCTTTGGAAAAGGCCCTGTGCCTTTGTTTTCCGATTTAGCTACCACTCCCGGAGTGCTCAATCAAATAGTTAGCACTACCGGCAACACTACCGCTGGAATAGGGTCGCAAAAATTTATTTTAAAGTCTGGAACGAAATCGGCAGGCGGCGACGGGTGGAGCTATAACACCAGTGGCACAACCGGTTTTTATTGGGCGGTTACTGATGACGGCTACTCATCTCATGACGTTTTCCTGAGCTACCCATCTTTCAGCTTTGGAGATACGGTTAATCAAAATTTCAAAAATCAAAACAACGGCGCGCAGGGCGCCTTGCGCAACACTCCAAGCATTTTGATTTTGGGTGACTCAATCACCGAAGGAACAGGTGCTGCGAGTTTTGTGACTGGGTATTCTTACAGCGTCGCGCGTTCGGTTATGAATGCGATGGATAATGGTTTCGACAATGATCGCGGTTACGGCTATCATACCACGATTAACATGGCCAATTTCATCACAGAGCCAGGTGTCGCAACAACCGGATCAATCAGCGCAACTGGCGTTGTTGTTAATCGAATTTCTCTTGCAACAACGCAAACTATAACGATAACAGGGCGCGCCGTGGTTAGCGCAGACGCCATTTATGATGCGAGCGCGTCAACTGGCAGCCTTTTGATAAAGCTTAATGGCAATACAGTCAACACGGTCGCAATGTCAGGGACGGGGCTGAAAAATACGTTTCAAACTATGCTTAATGGCGGGGCGGCCATCTCCGAATCCGACACTATCACATTTCAGGCGAGTGGCGGCACCATTGTAATAACTGGCATTTTTACACTAAAAAGCAGCAACAATAGCCCGTTGATGTATATCGTTGGTAAAGCTGGATATGCTTATCAAGATTATACCGGCGGCGCAGCTATCACTGAGATTGCTTATTATCTGAATTTTCAGCGCACATCAAATGAAAAAATACTGATCGTAAATCTTGGCACAAATAACATGTATAACTCAGGCAAGGCGTTAAGTCCTGCTAACGTAGTAGCACAAATGACATCGCTCGTTAGCCAAATAAATGCGCTTTGCACCACTGTAACTTATGTGTTCAGCATCCCGCCAAAGGCTAACGAAAGCACCTGGCCGCAACAGGCGGGATACACTTATAATGATTATGCGTCAGCAATTGCAACATTTTGTTATGCAAATAATTATCAAATGATTCGCAATGATAAATCTATTTTGTCGCGCACATCTGCTTATTATTCTGACGGAATTCACCCCAATACGGTCGGCCATCGAATCATGGCGGAGACTGTTTGTGATGTGGTTGGGGTTACTTATAACCCCTATCTTCGGACAACAGCTCCAGCCCCTATTCCGTCTTATTACACTACGCGAGCTGATGCAACATATAACAGCACATGGCGCGCATACACAAATAATACGGCGTTTAAAGCGCAAGCTCAAAAAATTGGCAATATTGTTACGCTTGACGGGATAATAGAGCCAAATGGATCGGTATCCACTACGTGTGTGGTTTTGCCTGCTGGATATAGACCAAACAGAACGGTTTTTATTGTTGGGAGAAGCGATGCGGGTCCTGTAGGATTATCGATTGACACTAGCGGTGATGTGATACTTTTAGCCGTTCCCACGACATGGTTTTCGCTTGAAGGTATATGCTTCAACCTTGTTAAATCTTAATTGGTAATTGAAAATCTATGCAAAACTTTAAAACAGCTGCGCAAATACTTATGCTCGACGAAGGCTCAAGAAAAAAGCCTTATTACGATTCAAAAGGTTTTCCCACTATTGGTATCGGGTTTCGCTGTATTGGGTCAGATGGCAATTATTTACCTAAAAATGCCCCTCTACCCAACATAACCATGCCGAAAGATAAGCAAGCCGAAAAGCTGGCCGCCTTGCTGCAGGATTACTGGAGCAGAATCGCAAGTATTCAGCCCGTTTTTCTGGCGCTTAATGACGTTCGCCAGGCTGTTATTTTATCAATGTGCCATCAAATGGGTGTCACTGGGTGCGTTGCGTTCAAGGGCATGTGGGCGGCTATCAATAGCGGTGACTTTGGCAAAGCCGGTGATGAGATCGTCGACTCGCAAGCTGGGCGCGATCCTGATACCGCATCGCGCATGATGCGAAACCGCGCCATGATGCAAACTGGGAAACTGTCAACCTATTACATGTGAGGTGATACATGGGAATGCCGTGGGATAGCGTAGCCGACTTAATAAAAGATGGTATCGATAAAATCTGGCCGGACAAAACCGAAGCCGATAAAGCGCGCGCCGCATTAGAGCAGGCGCAACTCGCCGGACAGCTTAAAGATATCGAGGGTCAATGGCAAAACGCCAGCCAGCAAATCGACGTAAACAAAGCAGAGGCAGCAAACACAAATAGCTTTGTGAGTGGATGGAGGCCGTTCATAGGTTGGGTGTGCGGTAGTGCTTTTGCGTGGCAATTTGTGATTCAGCCGTTATTGATATTTTTCCTATCGTCCGCTGGCTATCCGATTGATTTAAAAACATTGCCCGTGTTTGATCAGAGTCAAATTAGCCCGGTGCTTTATGGGATGCTAGGGCTTGGTGCCATGCGCAGTTTTGAAAAAATTAAGAATGTCGCAGCTAAATAGCTGCATCCAAATTTTCTCCACGCACGTGGAGGTGTTTCCGATCCGGCCACGTTATTTGCCGCCCACGCTGTCGCACGAGGAAGTTTCGCAATGAGCACAAACCCGCTACTCAATGAGCAGGACGAAAAACAGCTAACACGCAAAACCGCCTCGCAGGTCTTCGCAGACATATGGGAGCTAAAATTTCTGCACGTTT